TTGACAGCTCATATGAAAGTATTAATAGCTTGTGAAGAGAGTCAAGCAGTCACAAAAGCATTCAGAGATTTAGGTCATGAAGCATACAGTTGTGATATACTCCCTTGCTCAGGAGGTCATCCAGAATGGCATTTTCAACAGGATGTTATGGAAGTAATGAATGGTTGGTTTGATACTAATGAAGTAACAATAAATAATAATTTTGATTTAAAACTTGATGTATATGGAGATGATCATGAGTTTGAATATCAAGACAAAAATGGCTCAGAAAGCGCATTAATCAGACAAATAGGTTGGGAATGGGATTTGATGATTGCACATCCTCCTTGCACATACTTGGCAGTGAGTGGAGCCGGTTGGATGTACAATAAAGATGGTACTCGAAATGAAGAGAGATATCAAAATCAAATGGATGGTCTTGAGTTTGTTCATCAATTAATGGATGCACCCATTGCAAGAATAGCCATTGAAAATCCAATATCGGTAATCAGTTCATATATAAGAGAACCCGACCAAATAGTTCATCCTTGGCAATTTGGTGATGAAGCAGAAAAATCAACTTGCCTATGGTTGAAAAATTTACCAATGCTTAGACCTACCAAAATTGTAGGTAAAGGTGAGATGTATGAGTGGACTGATAAGAAAACAGGAAAGAAAAAAAAACAACCTCTTTGGTATTACCAAGCATTGAGCAAAGCAAAGACACCACAAGAACGCAGAACGTTAAGGAGCAAAACATTTGATGGAATAGCAAAGGCAATGGCAGAGCAATGGAGCAATGTCAATATCGGAATACAAACAACAATTTTTTAATCATGAACCAATTCGACAAAATACAAGAACTCATCAAACGAGATAGACTATCTGCCAAGGACCGAACACATGAACTGGTGTATCGCAGAGCATTCCTGATGCACGAGCTGCGATCAACAGGGATGACCCTCAAGGATATTGGTGGGATGTTCAAACGTGACCACGCAACAGTGCTGCACAGCCTCCGCACACATGAATGGATGACCAGTACCAATGACAAGCTGTATCTTGAATGTATCGCAGAGTATCAATTCTTGTTGGACCATGTTGACAGGGAATCTTCAAGGGACCTTATCACCGATATTCTCAAATGTCAGTCATATGCTACCTTGAAAATCATCAAGAGTAGAATCAAGCGAGGTATCTATGCGCAGAAGGTTGTGACGGTATGACACATCTCTTTATATACCGAACCTATTAAGAGCCTTATTTTTATTTTAAAATTTTTAGTTTTTTTATCGTCACATCGTCACGCTTTTGCTGAAACTCAATACCAGTAAGGGATACAAGCGTGACGATACAATTCCAACATCGTCACGAATCGTCACAAATCAGCAATTTTTTGTACATTAGCGTCACGCAAAACAACTATGACATGAAAGTATCAGTATTTAAAAACCTATTTAACAGCAAAGAAACACCCTACAACCTCTCAATCTATGAGGTACAAAACCGAATCAAGAACGGCACACCTGATTTGATTCGTAAAGTCAACGCAATACGATCACTTGAGAAGTCGGACCCCGAGCATGAGCGACTCAAGTCATCACTCAATGCAATCATGTTCAATGGCATCTTCACTGAGCGCAATGACAACAGCTTGGTTGAACATAGTGGATTGTGCATCCTGGACTTCGACCAATATCCCAATGCAAAAGTGATGGATGCCGAAAGGAAGCGGCTAATTGATGACCCTCATGTGATGATGGTGTTCACATCCCCATCAGGCAATGGACTCAAGGCAGTGATTCGAATCCCTAAGTGCGACAAGGTGGAACACAAGCGTAGATTCAACGCATTCGGTAAGTACTTCCAATCAGAATACTTTGACCAAAAGAATAGCAACGTGAGTCGAGTATGCTTTGAATCCTATGACCCGAAGATATACTTCAATGAGTTCTGCCAAGAGTTCAACGGTATTGAACACGATGAAGGTTTCAACTACACTGAGCGCACTCCAACTTGTGTACTCAATGATGAGGACAAAATCATCAGCTTGATTGAACGGTTCGACCATGGATGTGACTTCGTTGATGGCAGTCGCAATCAATATGTGTTTAAATTGGCAGCTGTCATGTGTGAGTATGGCATCCACTAAGGATACGACTGAGCAGTACATATGGACCAAGTACTGCCAAGGCTCATCATTCTCAGAGCAAGAGATGGTCACCACCATTCGAAGTGCATACAAGAAAGCCACTTTTGGCATGAAGTATTTCGAGGACAAGGATACCTTTCAAAAAATCAAGCAGAAACTCAAGAGCGGCATCACTGAAGAGGATATCAAAAAGCAGTTGAATGTTCGGGGTGATGTGGTTGAGGATGTAAAAAAAGAAATCAAGACCGGTGAGGATATCTTTTGGTCAAAGAATGACAAGGGAACAGTCACCATCGAACCACTCAAATACTCTGAGTTCTTAGTTAAGAACGGATTCAACAAATACTATCCTGAGAACGCAGAGAAACCAACCTTTGTCAGAGTGATTGAGAACAAAGTCAGAATCAGCAGCACTGAGCAGATAAAAGATTTCGTTTTGACCTACCTCCAAGACAAGGGTGAGCTGGATGTGTGGAATCACTGCTCGAAGTTGACCATCCTGTTCAATGAGTCATTCCTCAATATGATTGATTCAATCAATATCTTGATGCTCCAGGACACAAAGGATGCCTCATACATCCCATACAAGAATGGAGTGGTAAAGGTAACCAAGGATGCAGTCGAGTTGATGTCATACATCGATGTTGATGGCTACATTTGGGAGAACCAAATCATACAACGTGACTTCAAGCTGATGGATGACCACACAAATGACTTCCAAAACTTTGTGAGCAAGGTGTCTGCTGATGATTCTCCTCGTATCTCAGCCCTTGAAACCACTCTCGGATACCTAATCCATACCTATAAGGATAAAACTGACCAAAAAGCGATAATTTTCAATGACCAAGAGATTGATGACAACCCGAATGGAGGGTCAGGCAAGTCACTCATGTTGACAGCCATTGGCAATCTGCGAAAAATTGTCAAGATTGATGGCAAGAGCTTCAATCCAAGCAAGTCAGACTTCGTATATCAACGAGTGAACCTGGATACTCAGATACTTGCATTTGATGATGTGAGAAGGAACTTCGATTTCGAGCAACTGTTCAGCCTCATCACTGAGGGAATCACCGTCAACCGAAAAAACAAGGATGAAATCTTCATTCCATTTGATCGCAGTCCCAAGATTGTCATCACCACCAACTATGTCATCAGTGGTGCTGGGTCATCACATGATAGGAGACGTCATGAGCTTGAGTTCTTTCAGTACTTCCATTCCAAGCGCAGTCCACTCGATGAGTATGGTCGACTCTTATTCGACTCATGGGGTGAGAATGATTGGCTCAGGTTCGACAACTACATGATTGGATGCCTTCAGAATTACCTTCAGTTCGGACTCGTGAAATCAATCAGCATCAACGCAGATGCCAAGCGATTCATCCAAGCAACGTGCAAGGATTTCTTTGATTGGGTGGAAGAGGGCAACCTTCCTGTATCAGTTTACCACTACAATTCAGCCAAGCTCCAAGAGTTTACATCTGAGTTCACAGGATTCAAAGACCTTGAGCCTCGCAGATTCCTCAAATGGGTGCAGTCGTATGCTGATTTCAAAGGATTGACATTGACCAAGGGAAGGAACCACAACGGAAGATACTTCGAACTCGAAGGAGAACAGTCAACCCCACCGACTGATGGTGATGTGTGGGATGAGTTAAACAATAAAGCAAAAGAACTATGACACGACAAGAGCGACAAATCCTCAAGGACCTACAACTTAAATACAAGATGGCAAAGTACCCAACGATGAAGCCTGAGATGATATCACTCAATCACTGGAATGATAACTCAG